AAAAAATTTTAAAATTTGCTGAATGGGCTAAAAATATCTATGAAAAAAGAGATATTACAGAAATTATAATTCCAGGCGACATCTTTCACAATAGAAGTGAAATTTCTGTTAACACATTAGCAACTGCTGCAGCCTTTTTTCAAATTTTTAAAAATTTTAATTTATATATTTCCACTGGAAATCATGATTGCCATTTTAAAAATTCATCAGATATAAATTCCATTTCAATTCTTAAGGGATGGACCAACATTACTTTGGTTGATGAAGAACCTGTGGTATTTGACACCCCAGTAAATAAAACTTTATCCTTAATACCTTGGGGTATAAAGGTAGAGGATGTGCCCAAGACAGATATTTGTGTTGGTCATTTTGAAATTAATTCATTTAAAATGAATGTTCAAAAAATTTGTGATCATGGGGTAAACTCTTCTGATCTCTTAGACAGATCTCCATATATTATATCCGGTCATTTTCATCACAAAGATCATCGAAAATATGAAAGAGGGGATGTATTGTATCTTGGCAGTCCATACCAACAAAATTTTGCCGACTCTGGATCAGAAAGGGGAATTTATATTTTTGATTTAAAAACCAATGAATTTGAATTTATAGTCAATAATATTTCACCACAACACTGGAAAATTTCTTTACAGAGAATCTTAGATCAAACTTTAACTAGCCAACATTTAAAAAATATTATTCCTAATAATATGATTAGCTTCGTAATTGATACCAAACATGCTTCTGAGAAAATTTCTTTATTAGCATCCAAATTACAAAGTCTTAAACCTAAATTTTTTAGAATTGATTATCAAACCGTAGATAATAATTTATCTTCCACTGAAGGAGAATTAAATTATAATAGTATAGATATTCCAAAAAGTTTACAAGATTTTGTAAACACTCTAGAAACCTCAAATAAAGAAGATACTATTAGTTATCTTTCAGATCTTTACACCAAATTAACAGCATGAACGAAAAAATTTCAATTGGAATTATAGACATATATTCCCAAGAAACTCTCAATAAATGTCTGGAAGCAATTCCCAATTCTTTAAAAGAAAATATTGTAGTTATTTCCAATACAGATAATAAAATTCCCAATAACATTAAAAGTATTAAATTTAGCAGAGCCGTTTCCTTGGCTTCTATGAGAAATATTTTTCTTACATCAGAAAGGAGTAAAGGTAATAAAAATTATTTTTTCATTATTAATTCAAATTTAATTTGTATCAAAGAAGATTTTTTTGAACATGTAATTAAAACCGCTTCGGTCTTTGGTACCTGGGTTATGTTTGGCCCTAACAAGAAAGTTATATCGTTGGAGGAAGACAATCATAAAATTTCTTTAGATCTTGGTTATACAATGAATCCAGATTTTATTTTTCTACATTCTGGAATTATTAAAAATGTTGGGTTTTTTAATGAACAAATACCTAGTAATGAATCTTTAGATGTTTTAGATTATATTATCAGATGTCATAAACTTGGTGTATGTACTCCAATGCCACACGCCCCAAGTGTTAATTATGGTTTGTATGTTATGGAAGAAGAGGTTTTAAAAATTAAATTTTCAGATGAACAAAAAATAACCAACATGAGTTATGGAATGTTTTATCATTTGCATAAATTTATTCCAGATCCCAAGGAATTTCCTAATAGAAGTCAGGATGAACTTTTTAATATTGTAGAAACTCTTCAACAAAAATATTCAAAACCTTTATAATGAAAAAAATTGGATTAGGTATAACAACTTATAAAAGACCAGATTATTTTTTAAAAGTAATTAATAGTATACCTTTAAAAGATTCTGGTATAGAGGTGGTAGTGGTAAATGATGGTACTCCATATGAGGACATTCATCATGTTTTTAATCATATTCAACATCCAGTTAACAAAGGTGTGGGTATATCAAAAAATAGTGCCTTAAAATTCTTATTAGAACAAAAATGTGATTACTTCTTTTTGATGGAAGATGATATAATCATTAAAGATCCTGCAGTATTTGAACAGTATATCAAAATGCATGTAGATACCGGTATACATCATTTTAATTATAGTCAGCATGGTTTAATGAACAAGTATCCAGGTTCCGATACCCCTTCACCAAAAACAGTTATTCAATATAAAAATAGTAAAGTAGCTCTGTATCCTCACTGTGTAGGAGCTTTTAGTTTTTATACTAAAGAGTGTTTGGAAAAAGTAGGATTAATGGACGAAAAATTTTACAACGCCACAGAACATTTAGAGCATACCTACAGAATCATTCAAAATAAAATGCATCCTTCATTCTGGTGGTTTGCAGACCTACCAAATGCTAATGATTTTCTGACGGACATACCGTGGACTCAAGAATCTAGTACTATATCATCTCATTATAATCATCATAACACTGTGATAAAATCTCTTCAATATTTTTATGAAAAACATAAAGTAGATTTATTACAAATTCCACAAAGTAATCTAGAAGAAATTAAATTAAATCTCAAAGAAATTTATAAATTATGGAAAATCTAACCCTAGCATCATGTTCTTATAACACTCCAGAAGTAACATTAACAATGTTGCGATCTTTTTTTAAACATCACAATGTTACAAATGTTTTAATATGTGAAAATTCTACTAATAACGAAACAGTCGATTTTTTAGTCAAAGAAAATGTTCCATTTATTAGAAATCAAAAAGGATTACATTCTCCTTCTGTAGATATTCTTTTAAATATGTGTACTACAGACTATATGTTGCTTGTGGATACTGATATTGTCTTTCTTAAAAACCATCAAGACATATTTGATCAATTTGTTAATATGGACTTAACTCTTTTTGGTGAAGTGTGTGGAAGTCGCGGGGGCAAATCTTTATATAACAGAGTACATCCATGGCATTGTTTGATTAATGTTAAACACATTAATCAACACAATATTAAATTTCATGACCATATTAGGCTTTCAGACAGAACCTCACCAAAGATTTATGATGTAGGGGCTAGTTTCTTTGAAGATATCAGAAAGGCTGGTTTAAAGGTGGGTAATGCTAAATTAGAAGACATTTATTTTAAACATTATGAAGGAATGTCTTGGAGAACTAAAAAATTTGGAAATTTAGATGGAAATATTGATATTGATCCAACAGCCACTCACAACAATTCAGAAATGTTAAAATACGGTCAATTTATAGAACGTATATACCAGGCGGAAATTCCAAGTTATAAAGATATTAAAATAAATGCAAGATAATATTATTTTTGCTATAGTTGTTCATAGTAAACAAATTATAGAGTTATTTGAATCTTCGCAGAGATACAAAGATCTTAAAAATTATGTTTATATTTTAGTAGGCATACATAATGAAGATTATACTTCAGATAAAATTATCCAATGTGATCGTTTAATGGATAATATAGAAGATAATAAAAATTATTTAGCATATACTGGATGGTATGCAGTTGCCAAAAATTTAAATTTAATTGGAAAACAATTTAAATACATTTATTTTCTCGAATATGATACCAACATTACAGAACCATCAGATTTAAAAACCATGATCTTTAATATATTTGAAGGAGATAAAAAGGTATATGGATTTCATGCGTTTGAATTACATTCTTGTTTCTTAGATAATAGCATATTTAATAGTTTAATGGTTTCTTTTCTAAAAGAAAAGGGTTATCGTTCAGTTAGAGGCAACAATAACAATTGGATGGCTACTAATAATATGGTTTTTGAAAGAAATTTTTTAGTAGATTTTTTCAATGATGAAATGACAATTGATTTTTTAAAATACTTAAAAAATGATAAAATGTCCGGACACAATTTAGAGAGATATTTAAGTGTATATTGTTTTTTAAAAAATGTTCAATTTGATTTTGTAAATCCTAATTGTTTTAAACACGAAGCAATGGATAGTCATAACACACAGGGAAGAAATAATGTATATGAAGGATTTAAAACTGTTAATAAAATTTCCGACTAGAAGTAGACCATCAAAATTTTTTAATATTTTAGACAAATATTATCTTTTATTAAAAAATCTTAATGTTGAATTTGTTATATCTTGTGACACAGATGATATAACAATGAACAATGAAGAAGTTATTGATAAATTAAATTCTTATCCCTATTTAAGATATTATTTTGAAAATAACAAATCAAAAATAGAAGCCATAAACAATAATCTAAAAGATAAAAATTTTGATATTTTGTTATTGGCTTCAGATGATATGTTGCCAGTACAAAAGGGTTATGATGAAGTTATTCGAGCCAAAATGATGGAAACGTTCCCAGATACGGACGGAGTATTATGGTTTGATGATGATTTTCAAGGATCCAATCTAAACACTTTATGTATTCTTGGTAAAAAATACTATGACAGATTTGGTTACATTTATCATCCAGATTATAAATCATTATATAGTGACACAGAATTTACTTTAGTGAGTCAACAATTAAACAAAGTAAAGTATTTTGATCAACTTTTAATAAAACATGTGCAATATTCCATAGTCAAAGATCAACCGGATGAATTGTACATAAAAAATGATAGTTTAGAACAAGAAGATAGAATGGTTTTTGAAAAACGCAGATTAAACAATTTTAAATGAAAACAATACTAATATCTTTTGCCAATAATGAAAAATGGTATAGATCTCAAAATGTTCTTAATCAAAGTGCTGTAAAATTTGGAATTAAACATTATATTTCCTTTAATCCATCAAATTTGGATAAAGAATTTTCAGAAAAATACTCCCATTTATTAACACCAACCACTAGAGGATATGGATATTGGATGTGGAAATCAGCCATTTTGGAACAAACTTTTAACATAGCAAATGACAACGACATTATTTTGTACATTGATAGTGGCAATCAAATTATTAGCAATTTGGATTATATTATATCCGTATGTAATCAAAAAGAGGTAGTATTATTTGATAATAGAGATGGCAATCCCCGTGGAATACCACATATAAATCAAGATTGGACTAAGAGAGATTGTTTTACTCTAATGGATTGTGATGAAGAAAAATATTACAAAGCACCACAAATTGATGCTTCTTATCTTTTCTTTAAAAAAACACTTTTTACACAGTCTTTAATAAAAGAATTTAAAACATTTTCTGAAAATGAAAATATTATTTCAGATTTACCCAATATTACAAAACCAAATTTGACATCTTTTGCAGACCATCGACATGATCAGTCCATTATGTCCTTGTTAGCGGTAAAACATAATATAGAATTATTACCCGAACCGTCTGAGTGGGGTAATCATTTAAAACGGCCTTATCCACAATTATTCTGGCACCACAGAGGAGTATTTTAATGAAATTTTTAATTATACAGGAAAACGGTAGGCATGAAATTAGCAAACATTTGAGAGAATGCAACAGCATGCAAAGAGCTCTGATTTATAATGAAGTAGAGTGTGATGTTTGGGGTTTGGGACATGATAATTTTCAAACAATTCCAGATTATGAAAAATATGATGTTATTATTAATCTAGAAAATTATGATACTGGATGGATGCCTAATTTGGCTCATGTTAAATCTCCATTAAAATTTTTATGGGCTATAGACAGCCATTGCAAAGGACAAGACTATTATGATATGGTTTACAGAGAAGGAAAATACAATTATATCCTACAAGCTACAAAATATTTTTGTAATAAAGATAGTCTTTGGTTTCCCAATTGTTATGATGAAGATTATTTGTTTCCTACAGATGTAGAAAAGAAGTATTTAATAGGTTTTTGTGGTAATATAGTTAATAGAGGGTCTCTGTTACAACACTTGGCTTCTATCATGTCTTTTAAAATAGACATAGATGTCCGCGGAGAAGAGATGATTAATGCTATAAAATCATATAAGATTCATTTTAATAAAAATATTAGTGTGGATGTAAATTATAGAAATTTTGAAACCATGGGATGTGGAACTTTATTACTGACAGATCACAATGAACAATATTCAGAACTTGGATTTAAACCAGAAACTAATGTATTTGTTTATAAAAATATAGAAGAAGCAGTTGAAATTATTAACTATTTAAAAGATAAAGAAGATGTTATTTCAGAAGTGGCGACAAAGGGTCAAGAATTTGTTAAATCTAAACACACTTTTAGGAATAGAGCAAAACATTTAATTAAATTTATTAATTCTCTGTAATATGGAAATTAACATCAACTTTTTTGTTATTGCTTATGATTTATTGTTAGACAAAGTTGTGCAACAATTATCAGAAGATGAACTTAATAAGTTAACCAGTTATACTGTACAAAAACGGATTCCAAAGCAAATAAGTGCAAAGATAAATAACAGAATTAATGAATGGAAATTGCCGTGGAATGATTACTTTTATCAAACTAATCAGTGTTATGAGTATGGAGCTATGGTTCATTTATTTAAAAACAAAGAATTAATAGAAAATTTGACACATATAGGAATACTTCACTATGATGTTATTTTTAATAAAAACTCAATTAATAATATTCTTTTAGAATTGACAAAAAATCCAGATACTATTTTTTATCAAATGATAAGACCGAGAGAACAGCTTTCTTTATCAAAATATGAGGTGTTTAAGTTGTGTGAATTTATGGAAGAAAGAATGGATATAATGATAGACGGGTCCATTGCGTGGAATGATGGCTGGATAAGTGAAGCACTGAGTTTAACACCTAAATATATTTTTGAAAAATTTGCTCTTTTCCTGTATAAACATCATTTAGAAATTAAAGACATCTTAAAAACTAATAGATGGAATATCATGGATCATTGTCCACATCGCATGTGTGGAATTTTGGAAAGAATGTGGGGTTTTTATCTGGTATCACGTGACTTACCACTAAGGCAACTAGATATTATACATGACTGGGATTCTTACCAACATAAACACATGGAAACTAATGGTTCCGGAGCTTCTACTTTATGTCACTTCATATAAACAATATTTTAAATGCAGCTAATTATGAAGATATTTGTGATTATTCTATTGTGCCACCTTATGGAAAATATTTTAATCCAGAAACCTTAACAAGAGATGCTACTATTTTTTGTAAAACAGATTTTATAGGATATCTTTTTAATAACATTAAAGACTCTAAACAAAAATACAATTTAATTACTCATCACAGTGACTATCCCATTGATGAATCTCGTTGGAATTTAAAACCTTCTTGTATTAAGAAATGGTTTGCTATAAATCCAACAGTAGAACATTCAGATCTCATTGCCATACCATTAGGTCTTAAAACTCATAAAGGTGATTATCTAGAATCTAAATATATGACGTGTTGGTTTGCAGAAAACTTTAAGTCCTTAAAGGAAAATTTTAAATCAAATACAGTATACTGCAATTGGAATATAACTAATATAAATCGCAAAGAAATCTTAAATGTACTTAAAATCAATAAAATTAATTACATACAAGATGACAATTTACCTTTTAATGAATACATTGAAAGAATGTCTCAAAGCAAATTTGTAATTTCTCCTCCCGGAAACGGAATAGACTGTCACCGAACTTGGGAAGCTTTATATGTTGGTTGTATTCCAATTGTGTTAAAAAATCATATCTATAAAGATTGGAATTTGCCTATCTTACAGGTTAATGATTTTGGTGAAATAACTACAGATTTATTAAACTCTTTTGTATCAGAAAATAATTTAGAACAATTAGACATTAATTATTGGAAAACAAAATTATGGACAAATTAAAAGTATTAGTGTTGGGAAGTTGTAATTTACAACAATTTCCTTTAATTGATTACGGTGGCATAGAATCTTCTGTGGAGCATCTTTGTTCTGGATTGAATACCTATTTTAAAGATGAAATAACTTTTAATGTAATAGTCCCTAAAATTTTAGAAAACAATCATTTAACAAGTCAATATAATTTTAATATTATAGAAACTAATTATGTGGGATGCAGCAACTCAGGAATACATCCTATTAATTTTGCTCTAGAAGCTAGAGAAATAATTCAATCTTCTTCCTCTAAGCCAGATATAATTTGGGCTCAAGGAGATTGGTCTGCAAAAGGTCTTTATGATTTAGGTATACCTATAATTTCAACTATTCAAGATAGTGGTCCGTGGGTTGAAGGAAAGTACATTTTTCATAAAAATGTTTATTATAGATTTGTATCAAAATTTTTATATGATTTGGTTTTAGAAGACTCTGAAAAAAGAGAAGATGTAAGAAATATTAAATTAAAAAGTTTCTGGGCTCATACTGGATTAGATGATTCTGAATTTATCTTTGAACCTTGCAAAGAAAATTACATACTCTGGGTAGCTGGTTTACATTGGGGAATTGAAGGAAAGGGATTAGATGTCTTTATAGAATTGGCAAAGCAATTACCAGAAGAAAATTTTATAGCCTATGGAACGGGTAATGAAGATGTTGCTAATTACCTGAAAAAAGTAGCCACAGAATTACCAAATTTAGAATTTAGAGGCAAATTAATGAGAGGAGAAGAGCATAAAAATGCATTTAAGAATGCAAAATTTTTTGTAATGTTCACCAGGATTCCAGAAGCTTTCGGAAGAACCAATATAGAAGCTCTTTCCAAAGGTACACCGGTTTTGGGATCTTTGTATGGTTCAGTACCAGAATTAATATCTGATAAAAATGCTGGAATTAGTTCAAATAGCTTAGAAGATTTGATTAAAGTTATTAAAGACAATAAAATAGATCATAAAAAATGTTATGACTATGCTCTTAAAAATTTTCATGTAAAACAAGAAATAGAATTCTTGATTAAAAAATCCAAACAAATATTAAACTATGAGAGTATTTAAAACTAGAAATGATTTATTAGATAAACTTCCTAAAAATTTAAAAATAGCCGAATTAGGAGTTTTTAAGGGAGAATTTGCTCAAGAAATTTATAGAAGAATGATTCCTAGGGAATTAAATTTAGTGGATATCTGGTTGGGAGAATTTGGTTCTGGTGATAAAGACGGAAATAATCACACAGTTGTTAGTAACATGGAGGAGGTGTTTTTTAATCTTAGAGACACTTATAAATTTTTTAGCAATGTAAATGTAATACGAAGTGATACAGAAAATTTTTTAAATTCATGTGCGGATAATTCTTATGATATGATTTATGTGGATGCGGATCATTCCTATGAAGCAGTCTCTAGAGATTTAGAACTATCATTCTTGAAAATTAAAAATTCTGGAATTTTATCAGGACACGATTATATTAAGAATACTCAAATAGAGGCTGCTGTTAATAATTTCTGTCATCAATATAAACAAGATATTGTAGCAATAACCGAAGATGGTTGTCCTACTTTTGTTATACAAGTAACTAAATAAATGAAAAATATTTTATTCCATTCTAATCAACTTTGTATCAGAGGTACAGAAGTGGCTATGTATGACTATGCTCATTATAATGAAACATTGTTAAATAATAAATCCTATATTGTTTCCAGAAAAGACAGTGACTTAGGAGCTCTTAAAAAATTTGAAGATAGATTTGAAGTATTTTTATATAATGACTTTGAAGAAATAGAAGATATTATTAAAGACAAAAAAATAGATTATACCTATTTAACAAAAGCTGGAGATATAGATGGCAGAGTCTCTAAAAGTTCTAAAAATTTAATACATGCAGTATTTCAGCATTATAATCCACACGGAGACAAATATGTTTACATATCAAAATGGCTATCTCAAAAAATGGCCAATAATCCTAATAACTATATTCCTTATATAGTAACATTACCCGAACCTCAAAAAAATGATCTGCGTAAAAAATTAAACATACCCGAAGAAGCCACTATTATTGGAAGACATGGAGGATTTGAAGAATTTAACATAGGATTGGCTATACAGGCTGTATATGACGTAGTAAATAAAAGAGAAGACATTTATTTTGTTTTTATGAATACTCGAGAATTTTGTAAACATAAACAAATTTTTTTTATTAACCCCACTTACAATCTTCAAAACAAATCCAATTATATTAACATGTGTGATGGTATGATTCATGCTAGACAATTTGGTGAATCTTTTGGATTGGCTATTGCAGAATTTTTATTTTTAAACAAACCAGTAATAAGCTGTAGACAAGGAATAGACTCTGCACATTTAGATATGTTAGGAGATAAGGGTTTATGGTACTCTACCCATCAAGAGTGTTTTGATATTTTATTAAATTTTGACAGACAATATCATAAAGCTATAAATTACAAAGAATTAGTTTTAGAATTTACTCCAGAAAATGTAATGAAACGATTTAATAATTTGTTCTTATCGTAGTTTATCTTTCTTGATATTTTTAAATTGTCTAGGATACTATACTAGTGAAGCGAGTAATTTTTAAATCTGTAAAAATACAAAATTTTCTCTCTGTAGGAGAAACACCTCTAACATTAAATTTTCAAAGTGGTATCTCTATTATAACTGGAGAAAATAGAGACAAAGGAGGGAGGAATGGTGTAGGTAAAAGCACTATTGTAGAATCTTTATATTGGTGTCTGTTTGGTAACACCATGAGAGAAATTAAAAGAGAGAGAATAGTTCATAGACAGTCAGATGGCAATTGTTGTGTGGTGTTAGAATTTGATGTAGTCTCATCAAATAAAGTAAATGTATACACTTTAATAAGAACTATTTCTCCCAATTCTGTAAAACTGTACTGCAATGAAGAGGATATTACTCTCTCCTCAATGCCCAAGACGGATGAAAGGGTTAAAGAACTCATTGGAGCTAATGAAGAAGTGTTTCGTAACGCAGTCATTATGGCTGCTAATAACACCTTACCTTTCATGGCTCAAAAGAAAGTAGATAAGAGAAAATTTGTAGAAGGCATATTACAGTTAGGTATTTTTAGTGAAATGCTTTTACAGATCCGGCTGGATCATAATGATTTAAAAAAGGAAAATGATCTCTGTAGTACAAAATTTATAGAAAAACAGAAAAATTTAGAAATTTACAATAAACAATTTCAAAAAACAGAAAATGTTAAAATTGAAAAAATAGATAATTTAAAAACCAAAATATCTATAAATAAAGAAAAAATAGAAACTGAATCTAAATTAGATTTAAATGCTTTGGAACAAGAAAAAAATGACTTGTTAAATTCAATTTCTAAAAAAGAACAAAAAATTAAAAAATTAGAAGAATTATCTTTAGATTGTTCTGGATCATCAGACTTTCTGAAAAAACAAGAAAATTTGTCTTCATTTAAAATTGCTCAATTAAAAAAAGAATTAGAGGCATTAAAAGAAAAAACTCAAACATGTCCTACCTGTAAGAGATCTTATGAAGACCATGATAAAAAACACATAGAAGAATTGTGTAATGATATTGATGTAAAAATTAAAACAGAAGAAGAATCTAAAAAATTATTAACAGCAGATATTAAGCAAAAAAATAAAGATTGCAAAGATATAGTAGAAGCAATCAAAACATTAAACACACAAATTAAAAAAGATTCAGACAGTATACATAATTTTTCTATAATTTCTAAAGAAATCAAACACTTAACAGACATAAACAATTCTCTTCAAAAAGAAATTGAAGAAATTCAAAATTCTAAAAATGAATTTGAAAGTTTGATATCAAATATTAAAGAAGAAATTGCAGAACAAGAAACTAAATTGGAAGATTTACAAAAAAAAATTTCAGTTCTAGAGGTGGCAAAGTATGTAGTATCAGAAGAAGGAGTGAAGACCTACATTATCAAGAAAATGTTAGTCATTCTCAATTCTAGATTAAATCATTATTTACAAATTTTAGAAGCTCCGTGTAAATGTGAATTCAATGAAGTGTTTGAAGAGACTATTCATGATGAGTATGGAAAAGAAAGTTCTTATTTTAACTATAGTGCCGGAGAACAAAAACGAATAGATCTGGCAATTCTTTTTATGTTTCAGGATTTGTTAAGACAACAAACTGGCACCTCTTTTTCTTTGAGTATGTATGATGAATTATTTGATTCTGCTATAGACGAGAAAGGTGTAGATAAAATTTTAGACATTTTAAAAGATAGAGTTGAAAAATTTCAAGAAAACATTTATATTATCTCACACAACACTCATACCTCTAAATCAGGTGTGGATCAGATTATTCTTTTAGAAAAACACAACGGAGAAACAAAATTAATTGAACAAATTTAATATTATGACAGAAAACAATTACCTATTGATTAGTGATGATGGTCCTGGATTTCACACCATTGAAGGAGAAGGCCGATTAATCGGAAAACCTAGTATCTTCTTGCGTTTATTTGGATGTAATTTAACCTGTAAAGGTTGGGCTACTCCTGATTCTCCTTGGGGATGTGATTCTTTTATCTCATGGTCCAAGAAAAACAAATGGACATTTGAAGATATCTTTAAATTTTATGAAGAAAATGGTCTTGTTGAGAAGCTTTTAAGAGGAGATATATGGAAATTGACTGGCGGAGAACCTTTCTTACGCCAAGAACCACTATTAGATTTTGTAGAAGAATTTGTCTGTCGTTATAAGCAAATTCCAACTATTGATTTTGAAACCAACGGCACCATTAAACCTAATGATACTTGGTATGATACCTACGAAGCATCCTTTACAGTATCACCGAAGTTATCTAGTAATGGAGATCCAAAAGAAAGAAGGTATCAACCAGAAGTTTTAGATTGGCATGCTAAACACAATTCTTGTTTTAAGTTTGTAGTTAATTCTAAAGAAGACATGGATGAATTGTTTGAAAATTACATTAATTCTAAAGAATTTTATATTCATCCAAGCAATGTATGGCTTATGGTATGTGCGGGTTCTCGAAAAGAACATGTAGAGAGAGCAGCATATGTAGCAGAGTTAGCCAAGGAACATGGTTTTAATTTTTCACCAAGACTTCAGTTAGTAATTTGGGATAAAGCTCTTCGTGTATAAGTGATTTTTTCACACCTTAACTATATATTTCAATGGCTTTAAAAATTAAAAATCAAAACAACAATATATCTAAAGATTCTATTGTTTATCAGTATAATATAGTAGAAGGTAGAATCCCTAATCTACCAGTTGGTGCTTTGGCGGAATTTTTACCAGTATATCGTTATATACTGTTGACACCCATTCATGTACCAGCAGCTCCCGCAGTAGAAATGCCAGAAGCATCTACACCCAGAGCTTTGAATTATTACGCAGATTATGGTGGTTGCGGGTTTTGGAGAATGGTTTGGCCAGAAGTTGCATTAAATGCGTATCAAAAGGCAAGTATTTCTGGACTAACTAGTATGGTTTTGGATATGAGATTCTATCACGGTATAAAATCTATCAGATTTCAAAGACAAGCCACTCCTATTCAAGAACAATTCATAGCAGAACTGAAGAAAGCTCAGAAAGATATGGGTTATCGCATGTTATATGAGGTAGATGATATTGTTTTCAGACACGATATTCCAGATTACAATAGATGCAAAGAGGCCTTTGCTACTAAAGAAACAGAAGACACAATTTTGCGTATTCTTGGGCACATGGATGAGATGACAGTTACTTGTCAATTCATGAAAGATTATTATATTGAGAAGACTGGACTTAAAAATATTACAGTCATACCCAACTATGCTCCAAAATCTTGGCTAGGTAGATTTTATAATCCAGAAAGAATTGCCAGATTGTATGATCAACATAAAAAGAGACCAAGGGTTTTGTATTCTGGGTCTGGAACTCATGTTGATATGATCAATAAAACCAATTTCAAGGATGATTTTGAACATGTTGTTCAAGAAATTATTAAAGCTCGTAAGAAATTTAAATTTGTGTGGAAAGGTACCTATCCACTAGCAGTTAAACCATTTATTGATAATGGTGAAATGGAATTTTTGGGATGGACACCTTTGTTTGAATTGCCACAAGCTCAATATGATGCTGGTTGTAATGTAACCTTTGCTTCACTTCAAGATAATATCTTCAACAAATCAAAGAGTAATATTAAAATGATTGAATCTGGGGCAATAGGCATGCCTGGAGCATTTCAAGATCTGTGTACCTATGCAGATGCCGAGGTAAAATTCAAAAGTGGAACAGATTTAATTAACCAATTAGAATATATTACATCAGATGTAGATAGATATATGAAATTGTCTAGTAATTTGTATCAATTTACAGACAAATTGTGGTTAGAGGATCATTTAGATTGTTATGAAGCCGTTTATTTTACTCCTTGGGGTAGTAAAGAACGACAACTCAAGTCTCCAGAGCTCATAAGACTCAATCCAGATCAAAAATTGTAGAAATTAACTTGATTTCCTTACTTAAAACAGAGAAAATATAGGCATGTATCGAAATGTCTTTTATGATTCTGCCAGACAAAGCATCCATTTATGGACTTGGGATGAAAGTGGTAAGAGAATCAAGTTAGAAACCAGCTACGAACCATATCTTTATGTAGAATCCGCATCCGGAACCGATGCGGTTTCTATTTTTAATACACCTTTGAAGAAAATTAAGTTCAAAAACCAGTTTGATCGTAATCGTTTTGTTAATGAAACACCAATTAAGCGCTTATTTCATAATTTAAGTTGCGAACAAGACTTTCTTTTGACTACTTTCAAGGATGAATTACACAAATCTGAAGCGCTGCAGCGCTTTTTGAAGGTCTTTTGGCTGGATATTGAGACGTATAGTCCAGATAGAATGCCGGATCCACACAATCCAGAGGACCCAATCAATCTAATCACCCTATGTGATTCACTTTCCAACCATTATTACTCGTGGGGTACGGGTCCTTACAAACCAAAAGACAGCAATGTTACCTATGTTCAGTGTAAAAGTGAGCGGGATCTATTGCAAAAGTTCCTAAATTTTTGGTCATCAGACCATCCAGATGTGTTAGCTACCTGGAATGGAGAGGGATTTGATGTTCCTTACATCATGAATCGCCTCGGAAACCTTCTTGGAGAAGAGGAAACAAGCAGAATGTCTCCGGTCAATTCCATTTACTATAGGGAAAATGTGGCAATGAATAAGTTCGGGAAGATGATTAATAGATGGTACATCCGAGGAGTTAGCAACATTGATTATATGGAAGTGTATAAGACATTTTCCCGTGGGGATAGAGAATCTTATTCATTGAATTACATCGGAGAACATGAATTAGGTGAAGGGAAAACAGATGTAGGTGGTCAAAATCTTGCGAGTTTAGCTGATGAAAATTGGGAATTGTTTGTGGATTACAACATTCAGGACGTTAAATTGCTAGTTAAATTAGATGAAAAACTTAAATTTATTAAATTGATTAGAGCTCTTTCCTATAAAGGATTCATCCCATTTGAACAATCATTGGGTAAAGTGTCTATGATCACAGGAGCAGTGGCTCATCAAGCAGTAATACAGGGTTATAGAATTCCTACCTTCAAGAATGATGGCTTGAGAGATGAATATGTAGGTGGATATGTGCACGAACCAGAAAGAGGTTTAAGTAACGCCGTAGTCAGTTATGATGCAAACAGTTTGTATCCTAATACAATTATCACATTAAACATCTCTCCGGAGACTAAAGTTGGTCGCATACTAGAAGTAATTGATGGAGAATATACTATTAGACTGGCTAATGAGAAGACTATAACCATTGATAAAGAAAAATTTGCTAGACTTTGTCAAAAAGAACAATTAGCGGTGTCAAAGTATAATGTCCTTTATACCCAGAAATTCAAAGGTGTTGTACCTAATTTGATTGATAGGGTTTATGGAGAGCGTGTTTCTACACGAGCAATGGTATCCAAATTAATGGATCAAGCTAGTGAAACAATAGACCAGAAAATTAAAACAGATCTAGAAGCAGAGATATTAAATTTAGATACGATTCAAAATGTATTAAAATTAATCTTAAATTCTATCTATGGAGTATTTGCACAGAAGTATTCTCCGTTGTTTGACATTGATCATTCAGCAAGTATTACATTAACAGGTCAGGCAGTAGCTAAACAGGCATCAGAAATTGCCTATCAATTTGCAAAAGACAAGGGTGTAACAGAAGATAAGAAGAAAATATACATTTACGGAGATACAGACAGTTGTTATTTTAGTATAGCTCCAATTTTATCTAAGTTAAATGCCAAACTCTTAATAGACAACAAGCTTACTAACGAAGCTCGAAATGTTTTGAAGGAGATTGATGTCTATCTCAATACAAAAATTATTGATTGGGCTGAAATAGAGCTACAATCAATAGATCCTCGCTTCGTATTTAAACAAGAAGCCGTATGTGATGTAGCATTCTTCCAAGAAAAAAAGAGATACATCCTGCATGTTATAGAACAAGAAGGTAAAATTCCTAAGAAACCATTCAAATATGTAGGAGTAGAAGTAGCAAGATCGACAATCTCTAAGCCAGTTAAGAATTTAATCATGCGAGTGATTGAAAATGCAATGTTGGCTCAAGATAAAAAGAAAGCAGATGAAATCTTTCGCAAGGCTTATGATGAATTTTGTACTTTTAAAATAGAAGATGCTTCGATTCGCAGTAAAATTTCAGATTATGAAAAGTATGAAGCCAGAATTGGAGAGATGGGTCAGGTCGGAAAAGGTACTCCTATAGGACCTAAGGCTGGTATCAGTTATAATTCTTTGCTTAAAAAATTAAAATTAGAACACAAGTATGAACCAATTGGTAGTGGAAGAAAGATCAAATACTTCTATACTTCTCGTAACAATTACAATTATAAAGTCATGGGATTTAATGAAAGTTATCCTCCAGAACTAAAAGAAGTAGTTGGATTGAATTATCAATTTATGTTTGAAAAAATACTTGCACCTCCTATCCAACGGTTTTATGATGGTGTAGGTTGGATATTGCCAACTCCGGGCAGAGAAGTACAGACAGATTTATTTGACCTTTTCCAATAACAATTATTTTTATGAAAAAACCTTTAATAGCACATGAAGCTCCTTATATGATTATGAGAGAGGTACAACAAATGACAGACTATGATTACTGTCTCGTACATCTCTTGGAAGAAGATCCCAAATACCTAGAATACTTTAGAGAAGCTAAAGAAAAGGGACGATACATCATTATGGATTGTAGCTTGTTTGAACTTGGACATGCGTTTAATCCGGAATTGTATTATAATTGGATTAAAGAAATTCAGCCAGATGAATACATTGTTCCTGATGTATGGCAAGATTATGAAGACAATCTAAGATCGTTCAAAGCATTTTCAGAATTATTTGACCTTACTAAATTAAAGGGCAAACGCATAGGTGTCTTACAAGGAAGAACCTATAGAGAATTTATAAACGCCTATCAATTTATGGAAAAAGAATGTGATAAGATTGCTGTAAGTTTTGGGTATGATTATTTTTGGGATAAACATTCAGAAGATTGGAAAGATAATCCTTACTGGAAAGATACAGAATATACACTAGAGTTTGAAAAAACAGTAGCCAAACCAACCTCATATGCTAGTGGAAGAAATCATTTGATAAAAAGTTTAATCTCCAGTGGAGTGTGGAATAAAAACAAACCACATCATTTATTGGGTTGTGGTATTCCTACAGAATTTGAAACACATTTTGAAGGAGTGGAAAGCATTGATACATCTCATCCAGTTATGACCGGATTTTTCGGTAAATCTTATAAAAATATAGAATCCACTTACAGCAAAATTCATAACAAGATGGTGGATGTATATGATGCAGAGGTTGACCTTATTCAAAGAATCTTAATTAAAGAAAATATAGAACTTTTTTCCACACTACTATGAAAGTAACCCTACAAGCAATAACCCAGCCATTGGTTCGCACCGAAGATAATTTACGATTCTTAACTGCTGAAGAATTTATCGTGTATTGTGCTCGTGTATCCAATCCTGACAACCAATTAAATTTAGATACAGCTCCAAAGTTGTTAAAATATTGCATAGATCATGAACATTGGTCTATCTTTGAACAATGTTCGGTGACATTTGAAATCCAAACTAGCAGAGATATCTCTGCTCAAATTATTAGACACAAAAGTTTTGCCTTTCAAGAATTTAGCCAAAGATATAGCCCAGCGTTCGGATTAGAATCATTTGATGTTCGCAAACAAGCTGATAAAAATAGACAATCTAGTACAGAAATTTTAGACTTGGAGCCACAAGAAAATGAAAGAATACGTAAACATTTGCTAGATAGTGTAGAATTATATACCTGGATGTTAGAAAAGGGGGCAGCAAGAGAAAGTGCTCGAAAGGTACTTCCTTTATGTACCCAGACGGTCTTGTATATGACCGGTTCTGTAAGGTCATGGATTCATTATATTTTGTTGAGAACCAAACCAGATACTCAACAAGAACATCGAGAAATTGCAGAAAAAATTAAAGAAATTTTCTTTGATATGTTTCCATTTATTGCTGCAGCATTGACTCCAGTAGATGTAGAGGCAATAGAAAATTTAACAGAAGAGATTAAAAAAACACACGAAGAAAACTTTAAAGTAAAACAAACAAAAATTAAAAAACAAAAAGTTGAAAACCAGTAAAATTAGTTTAGTATAAATCAATCATATGAGTGAAACCAACAACAACATCACAGTGTTCCTCGATTTCGTAGGACGCACCATCGTAGGCGAATTAATTGAAAAGACAGATTCTATTTGGAGGGTAAAAAATCCTGTAGTTTTGAATGTCGTTCCAGAAAAGGACGGTCGTTTGTCTATTCAGCTCTTTCCTACATTCTTTAAGGAATTTTTGGCAGATAAGTCAGAGCCAGTAATTTTTGATTATCATGTAGGTCAAATTACACCAACCAGTATTTCTGCTTTGGATTTCCGTTTGCAAGCACAATACTTGCAAATGTTTAATCCATCTAATGTCTTGGTACCACCTCAAGGACAGCCCACTCCTCAGCAACAGGGCAATTCTCCAGTAATCAATTTATTTGAAGAATAATATGGCTAAAAAGAAGCTTAGTAATCCAGATGTAGCAGCTGCGTTTAAGGTTTTAGATGATCTTAATCCAGATGCAACATTCCTTAATGAATCTGCTCTTTCCAATATTAGTTCTTTCATTGATACTGGCTCTATGGCTCTTAATGCAATCATTAGTGGCTCCCTCAAAAAAGGGGGAGTCCCTTCTGGTCGTATTATTGGTTTTAGTGGTCCTACCTCTTGTGGTAAAACCTATATCATTAATCGTATTTTAGCCAATGCTCAAAAGGCTGGTCGCTATGTAGTTATTTTTGATACAGAAAATGCTGTAGATGATAAGAGTGCTACCAATATGGGCATGGATACCTCCAAGGTAAAATATTGTCCGGTTGAAACTGTAGAACAATGCCGTAACCAAATTAGCCAATTCTTGGATTCTGTAATTGCTAAAAAATTAAATGGTCAATTTATTATCTCCATTGATTCTCTTGGTAATCTTGTTTCTACAAAAGAAATGGCAGACGTTGCTGCAGGCAAGGAAGCCATGGACATGGGAACTAGAGCCAAGGGATTGAAGAGTATGTTAAGAGTATTAACTCATAAAGCAGCTAAAGCAGATGTACCCATTCTTTTTTCCAATCATGTCTACGACAACCCAGCTGCCATGTTTCCATCTTTGGTCAAGCAACAGTCTGGTGGTTCTGGTCCTTTGTATATGTCTTCTGTGCTTGTACAGATGTCTGTAAAGAATGAAAAAACCAGTGGAGGGTCTTCTGGTAGCCGGGATGCAGTGGAAGATACTTCACCGATGTCCAAGGATATTAATGGAGTAACCCTCAGAGCATTAACCACTAAAAATCGAGTAGTTCCTCCGTTTATGGAAACAGAAATGTATTTAAACTTTAAAACCGGTTTAGCAAAACATTCCGGTCTACTAGACATGGCTGTTGGTTATGGTATTGTAATTCAAAATGGAGCAACATTTGCCTTGGCAGATGGTACCAAATTAGGATATTATAAGGTATGGAGAGATAATGAAGAAATTTGGGATAAAATTCTTCCTCTTCTAGAAGACAAGCTTCAACAAGAATTGCAATATAAAAAAGAAGATACTTCTCCAGAAATAGAAGAAGACGAAGAGACTACGGAAGAGTAAAAAATGAGCATTTTATTAGAAAAAAGTCAATTTGAATCCACCAAAGTAATTGAATTGGGTAGCTGCGCATTTAGACAATGGAAAGCAAATTCTCATTGTAAATTTATTCATGGCTATCAATTAAAAGCTAAGCTTTGGTTTGGCTGTAAGGAGCTGGATGACAAGAATTGGTCTGTAGATTTTGGAGGATTGAAAGATCTTAAAAAAATTCTACAAGAACAATTTGATCACACTCTTTGCATAGATTCTGCAGATCCTCTGCTGCCAATATTCAAGACCATTCATGATACAGGTGGGTGTGATCTTCGTATCATGGAAGGAGTTGGTATTGAGAAAACTGCAGAATGGTGTTTTAAGGTCTCTAATAAATTTATTCGAGATCTTACACATGATCGTTGTTGGGTAAACAAAGTAGAAGTGTGGGAACATGCAGAGAATTCTGCAATTTATTCTGAGTAAATTTAACAATATAAACCCCATAAAGGCCATTGATCTTCCCGTCAATGGCCTTTATACTTTTTAAATGAAGTCTTCTCTACCGATCGATTTAATTCTCTTTGAAAAATTGATGATATATAATGCGTTGACCGATTCTTCTTATTTAGAAGCTATCATAGAACATGTCAAACCGTCTTATTTTGAGACAAAAAATATTAAAGCAGTATTTGAATCTTTAGCTTTATATTTTGGAGCCTATCATAAGGCTCCCAACATTACAGAACTCAAGGTTCATATGATAGAACCAGAAAAAAGACAAGCTCTTAAAGAAGTTGCTATGTCTTTTTCGGATATAGATAAGAATTACGACAAAGAAATTTTACTTAAAAATACAGAAAGATTTTTTAGAGAAAAGGCTGTATACAACACAGCTCTTAAAACCTCTATAGAAGTTCAATCAGGTGAGATAGATACATCAAAAATTTTAGAACAATTTGAAAAGGCTTGTAATATTAATTTAATTGAAAATTGGGGGTTTGATTATCTAGAAGAAATTGACACACACTGCAAAGAATTGCAAAAAACCTCTAAGACAATTTCCACTGGATGGAAATGGTTAGATGAGCGAATTGGAGGAGGATTTTTAACAGAAGGAAGAGCTTTATATGTCTTTTATGGAGTTACTAATGTAGGTAAATCTATCTTTCTAGGTAACATTGCTACTAATATATTAAGCCAAAACAAAACAGTCATTCTAATTTCTTTAGAAATGTCCGAGCAAGTATATGCCAAGCGTATTTCGGCTCAATTATCCAAAATTCCAATGAATGATTTGTCCATGCAAATTGAACCGTTAAAGAACAGTTTGAACGGATACAAATTAAAACACAAGGAAGCCAAGCTTATTATTAAGGAATTTCCTCCTAAGTCGATAACTCCATTGCAGATCAAAACCTATATTGAAAGACTATCCAGAAAGGGTATTAAACCTGATGCTATTGTATTGGATTACATCAATCTTCTAGCTCCACCAGAACGTGGAAAGAATTCTTATGAAGCTATAAAAGACATCACAGAAATGGTTAGAGCTTTATCTTATTACTTTAGTTGTCCGGTGATATCAGCTACACAAACCAATAGAAGTGCTTATGGAGAAGCCAATCCAGGGTTAGAAACCATGAGTGAATCTATGGGATTAGCCCACACTGCAGATGCTCAGTTTCCTATTTGGACAGAAGAAGAGGATTTTGAATTAGGCATCATTCATATGGGCATTACCAAGAACCGATTCGGACCTCGAGAATGCCATACAGTATTGGAAATTGATTATCCAACTCTAACCTTAAGAGATCCAGATAGTGTGTCTAGTTCTTTTGCACTTCCGAGAACCAATCTACCAGGTTCTAATTCCAACCTAGGCAGTATATCCGATACCTTGAAAGCCTTAGAATCTCTGGACAATGAATGAGTTAATGGTTAGTATGGGAGATATGAATTGCATCAATGCATATACTCACAATGATTTAGATGGAGCTGTAAGTTTACTTGCATTGATGTGGGCTCTCCCAGGATCCTGCATAACCTATCAAGCCATCAATAATATGGAGATGGACAAACTTAAAAATGGGGTACAAAGTGTTAATAATCCTTCTAAAACTTTTATCTTAGATCTGGCTTTGAGAGAAGAATTCTTACCGGAGACTGATTTGGATCATGTGACGTTTATAGATCATCATGAGACTTCTTTAAATTTTATTCCTCGATTTAAGAAGGCTAAAATTATTCATAAAGAAATTACCTCTAATGCTCTTTTGATGGCTCAAATTTTTAAAGGAGATAAATTTCCGATCAGAACAGATGCTCAAAAAACACTCATCGCTCTGGCTGATGATTATGATTGTTATAGATTAAACATTCAGGAATCTTATGATTTAAATTTATTGTTTTGGTCTGAATATAAAAATAATTTTTCTAAATTTATCAAAGATTACTATGATGGATTTAAACCATTTACCAATGCTCAGAAAAAACACATAGCATTTTTAAAACAATCAGCTAGGGAAGATGCTTCTAAATTGCCGGTGTATGAAGGATATGTAAATTTTGGATCCAAGAAAAAGAAAGTCATAGCTGCTATGGGAGAAAAGTTTACTAGTGGTCTTTTAGATGTCATTGCTCAAACATACAAGCCAGACATTCTGTTTTTTATCAATTCTAAATCTGAAAAGATCTGTATCAGGCAACATACCTTTGAAGATCCGATAGATGTTGGAAATTTTGCTGAAAAAATTTGTGAAGGGGGAGGTCATCGACACGCTGGTGGTGGTAAAATCACCCCTTTGTTTATGGAAGTGACAAAGAATTTATCCCCACTAAATAGCAAGTTATGATCATCACTTCTTCTCAACAAATCGAAGAGCTATTAAGACCTCAAGATGCTACAGATCTTGCTGAATTTGAAGATATTGTTTTAAAATTTGGCTCTTTTGTTTGTATTGCCAAAAATAAAAAATTAAATCACCTTGCTTTCCTCAAACATTTAGTGGATGATAAGAAGACACAAAAAATACTTTTTGAGTTGCTCGGAGATTACAATTTGCAAAATATAATTAAAACATATTTAAGTTTAACTCCGAACATTTATAAGAAAATATTTAGATTTAAACAAAATGCACGAAAAGGAACAGAAGATCTATAACACCTTTTTAAAATATTCTCGCTTTGGACAAGCTTGGAAACCGCGTCAAAATTTTGAGGACATTCCTCTAGAAACCTCGACTCTATTAGTCAGGCTTCATCAGTTTTTTGAAAAATTCAAACACATTAGAATAGATGAATTTTTTGCTGCTACTAGACATTTGCATCCAGAAGAAAGCTATCCTCCATTAAAATTTTTTATCTCACGAGTAGCAATTAAAAATTATACACTATTCTTGAAGCAACAAGAAAATCAATCTCCAGATAATCAGATCGAATTTATCAAATCCAGTTTTTCTCATATAGCCAATTTTTGTATTGATAATCGTCTCTGTTTAGATGATTATATAGAACAACGAGAAGACTTATGTCCAGTGTGGATAAATGACTATCGTCAACACCTCATTAGCATTTATAGTATAATGGAATTAGGACCAGATCTTAGTAAATATAATCAAGAAGACCTTGATGTATGGGTGCCTAATTTAGTAGATAATTTTTCTACTTTTAAATACCGATATCACAATTCTTCCCAAACCAAAAACCTAGTAAAACAAGCAACCAACAAAATACGCAATTTAATCAACCAAACATTGACTAAACCCTAAAAACAACTAATATTAAAATACAAACCAACATGAGCAAATACACATCCAACCTATTCGATTCCATCAAAGAAGCACTAAACAAAAAATCATCATCCGAATCTTCCGGTTTCCGTGATTTCATGAAGCTTGAAATTGGAAAAAACTACCTGGTCAGGTTAATTCCAAACCTAAAAAACCCAGAACGCACAGTATTCCATTACTATCATCACTTGTGGAGTAGTGCTATCACCAATCAATTAACCTCTACACTATGTCCATGTACCTATGGAGAGCGCTGCCCTATTGATGAATATCGTTCCAAGATTTATCGCACACAAGATAAGGCAGAAATCGAACGCATTAAGCCCGTTAAGCGCAATGAAAATTGGCTAATTAATGCTTATGTAATTTCAGATCCTACCAATCCGGAAAATAACGGTCAGGTTAAGATTATTCGTTATGGTAAACAATTGAATGAAATTATTACTGCAGCTATCTCAGGAGATGATGCAGATGATTTTGGTTCAAAGATTTTTGATCTTTCAGAAAAAGGATGCAATCTTCGCATTTCTGTTAAAGAAAATGAAGGAGGTTATCCTACCTATGTTTCCTCTAAATTTGTACCAGCAAGTGTTCTTCCTGGAGAACCAGATACAGATGAAATTTATGAATCTATTAAGGATTTGGATGGAATTTTTGAACACAAGTCTTATGATGACATTCAAAAATTGTTTACCCAACATTTTCTCGGGGAAGTAGAATCTACAACCACTACAAAGACTTCTCCAGTTGTGGAAGATGATTTTGAAGTAGAGACCTACACATCAAAAACCAATCCTAGTAGATTACCAGAAGAAACCCATAATGAAGAAACTGAACCTTCTGTCAGTGATCGCATTTCCGATATTCTCAAAGATCTGTAATTCTGCGAGATATCTAAACAAAATATTATATTCTAAATTAACAAAACTTA